CGCCGAAGACCGTCTCGAGGTCGACGTCGATCTGACCGTCGTCTCGGAGCGGGAGCCGGATCGACGGCTTCTCGTCGGCCTTCGGCTTCTCGGCCGGGAGATCGACGTGAACGTGCGCCAGGCGCGCGAGCGGATCCGCGGCGACCAGCGCGTCCCGGATCTCGACGAGGAGCTCGAGGACCGCGTAGTCGATCGCGGGAGGCCGGCCGTCGCCGGCGACGAGCGGGAGCTCGATCGAGTCGCCCTCGTCCGGGACGTACTCGTGAGAGAGCCGGACGCGACCGTAGGTGATCGCCCGTCGGGAGAGGTCGACGAGATCGTCCGCGACCAGGGACGGGAGCGTGCGCTCCTTCGGTTCGGCCATCGATGGCCCTCCATTCTTCCGAGCCGGCGAGCGCCGGCCCGAAGATCCTACCGGAACGGTTACGCGCGCGCTAGTACGAATAGACGTAGACGTGCGCGGTGACGCACTCTAGGATTAGACACCGAGGTCGCTCGATCGGACGAGAGACCCGGATCGGGAAGGAAGGCACCACATGGTAGACGAGCGATTCGTTCGCGAGGCTCTCGAGGCGATCGTCGACGAGGCGCGAGCGACGAAGCCGAGCGGGATGACGCTCGACCAGGGAGTCGAGGAGCTCATCGTCGACCGCCTCGAGCGCGGGATCTTCACGGAGGCCGAGGCCGCGCTCGCGCGCGAGCTCCGGAAGCCGGCCGCGCCGGCGGAGGAGTCCGATCGGACGGACCAGGAAGGAAGGCCCGCAATGGCAGCACAGACACAGGTCTCGATCCAGGGGATGAAGACGACGCTCGTCTTCGGCGCCCGCTACCGTCTCCGCTTCGGCGCCGACGATCGCGTCCTCCACGACGCGGAGCTCCTCGAGCGGAAGGCGAACGGCGACCTTCTCTTCGCCGAGAGCGAAGGCGCCGGCTTCCGTAACGTCCGCGTCCGGCCGTCGACGATCGACGCGATCTTCGGCTCCGGGACGCACGTCGAGCCGGCTCCGACGATCGAGGGAGTCACGCCTCCCGACGTCGTCGAGAATTACCGCCGCGCCGCGCGCGCGACGGACGATCCGGAGCTCGCGCGCGTCCTGACCGACGAAGCCGACCTCCGCTCGGAGGCCGAGGCCCTCGGCTTCGACGAGTCGGACGGATCCGCCGATCGCTCGATCCTCGAGCGCGAGCTCGCCGACCAGGCCGAGACCGATCGGCTCGTCGAGGCATTCGTCGCCGAAGGCGATACCGATCCCGACTCGGTCGCCGAGAAGGTCCACGCCGCGAAGACCGACTCGGTCGTCCGGCGCCTCCCGGGAGAGAGCGCCTCGGCAATGCTCGCCCGCCTCGAGCGGCCGATCCCGGTCGGCCTCGGCGCGTCGTATCTCCGCTGGATCGAGACCGGCTACGGTCAGGAGATCCTCGAGGAAGCCGGCCGCGAGCTCCGCGGGAAGCCGGTCCCGGTAATCGACGACCTCGAGGCGATCCTCGACCGGATCCCGGAGACGACGTCCGAGCTCGATCGGAAGCGGTCGAAGAAGAAGGCGACCAGGCCCAACGCCCTGGTCGGCGAGCCGGTCGTCGTCGACGGCCGGAAGTGGAAGATCGTCGAGCTCCTCGACGCCGGCGCGATCCGCGTCCGCGGGAAGGCCGGGAAGGAGACGACGGAGGCGATCGTCGTCGGCTTCGACTCGATCGCCGGCCTCTTCCGCGGAGTCGCCCCGACGAAGGCGCGCCTCGACGGGACGCCGACGCCGACCTACGGCGAGCCGAAACTTACCCGCCAGGGTCGCGAGGCCCTCGTCGCGGCCGCAGCCGACCCGGAGGCCGTCGCCGGCGCGACGCGCGCCGAGGACGTTCCCGGCGTCGTCGTCTCGAGCTCGCCGCTCGGCGTCCGGAAGATCCGAGACGGCGACGGCTGGCGCGAGGTCGTCGACACCCACAATCACATCTGGCGCTGCGGCGAGTGCAAGCGTCGCCTTCGCGCGGCGACGTGCGACGGTCCCGCCGACGGATCCGCTCCGCACGCCCCGGTCGCGGCTCCTCCCGGAGCTCGCGTCGAGGACCGGCTCGGCCGGTGAACGCTCGCCGTAATCCCGTCCTCGACCTTCCCTCGGCGCGTCGGCTCGAGACCCTCCCTCCGGAGGCTCGAGCCGCGCTCCGAGCGGTCCTCCTCGACGTCGCGGTCGAGGCGAACGTCCTCGCCGAGACGGCTTGGAGGAAGCGGAAAGGCCCGATGGCCGCGTATTGGCGCGCGGTCTCGACGTACGCGAAGCACATCGCCCGCGCGACCGCGCGCGCGAAGGAGGTATCCCGATGACCAGTCACGCCGGCGGAGGCTTCCGCCTCGGAGGTACGGCCCTCGACCGTGCGGGAGGCGCGCTCCGCCTCGTCTCGATCGCCGACGAGCTCGTCGGCCGGACGTGGTCCCTTCGGATCCTCGACACCGGCGCGACGCTCCGCCTGGTCGTCGAGCACTATCCCGAAGGGACCGATCCCGACGCGATCGAGGCCGGCGTCGCGGCCGGGATGAAGGAGATCGAGATCCGGGAAGTCCAGCTCGCCCGGTCGGCCGCGGTCCGCACGGATCAAGAGGCCCTCGTCGTCGACGATCGACGCGAGCTCGAGCCGATCCTCCGGTCGGCCGTCGACCAGCGGACCTACGCGCGGCTCCCGGAGCTCGAGAAGCGCGCCATCAACGGTGATCGGTGATGTACGCCGGCGACGAGGTCTACGGCGACGACGTCACGTCCGGGATCTCGGAGGAGGAGCTCTTCCGAGGCTACCGTCGATCGACCAGGATCGTGCCGGCCGAGAGCCGCGAGGAGGAGCTCTTCCGCGGTCTCCGGAGCACCCGCGGTCGCTCGCCGGACCATCGCCGGATCATCATCGAGAAGCGCGCTCGCGCGCGGATCCGGAGGCGCGCGATCGCCCTCCTCGCGTTCATCGACGAGCACCCGACGTCGACCCGCGCTACCGTACCGGAGCTCGCCCGTCTCGACGACCTCGTCGGCGAGGCCGATCGCCTTTGGAGGACGCTATGAACGTTCGCTTCGACGAGCTCGAGGAAGGCCGCGACTTCGTCCGGATCGTCGTCGGAGGCCGGCCGCGCGTCGTCCTCCTTCGCTCCGGGATGCTCCGACTCGGGATCCCGGTCGAGCCGGAGGCACGACACCGCTACCTCCACGACGCGAAGGCGCGCCATGCGATCGCGCACGCGATCCGCCCGCGCTCGAGCTTCGCCGACCAGGCGCGGCCGCTCTCGAGGGTTCGCCGGCGACGTCGCCTCGAGATCCTCGCGAACGTCGTCCTCCTCCTCGCGATCCTCGCGTTGATCGTCCTCGCGATCCCGATCCTCGAGCCGGCGCCCGCCGGCCGGTAGACACGACGAAGGCCGGAGCTCGAGGAGCTCCGGCCTTCGTGCTGCCCGATGGAATTCTACGGAGTCGGAGGCGCCTCCGCGTCGTCGAGCGGACCATCCGCCGGACCTCCCGGAGCGGCTCCCGATCGCGCCGGCTCGGCCGGCGCCGGCGCCGGCTTCGCCTGTTCCGGCATCACCGAGCCGGCGTAGCTCCCGGACGCGAAGGATCGCTCGGCCGCGTACGTCGCGCGCGAGGCGCCCTCGGCGACGAAGAGGAACGTCGACCCGGATCCGATCAGGCCGGTGAAGACCGACAGGATCAGCGCGAGATCCGTCGTCATCCCTCCGACCGAGCTCGCGTACCAGGCCCACGCCGCGCCGGCCGCGCCTCCGATGACACAGACGGCCGCGACGACCGCCGCGACCAGGCCGCGAAACTTCTCGACTTCCATCCCGAGATCTCCTTCCTACGTCCGAACGGCGAGCTTGAGTCGCTCGACCTCGGCGTCGACCATTCCGACGCCCTGAGCGACGCCGGCCTTCCTCGCGGCCTCGATCTCGGCCGCTTCCGCATGGATGACCTCGCCGCCGGTGAAGGTCGGATCGAGGAGCGCCTTGAGGACCGCGGCGTCCCAGGCTGCCGGCGTCGCGACGGCCGTCAGATCGGTCCGTCGGACGAAGCCGATCTTCATCCGGAGCGTTCCGTCGAGCGCGGCCGAGACGACCAGGACCGCGCGCCACGCGTAGTTGACGCCGTCCGGCGAGCGATCGAGCGGGACGCCGATCGACGTCACGGTGACGGCCTTGCTGAACTTCGTCACCTGTAGTCCGCCGGGGTTTTCGAAGACCGGAGCTCCGGCCGGGACGGACCATCGCTCGAGGCCGAAGGCGATCATCGGGATCCTCCATGCTTCGCGTTCGTAGGCAGCGATCCACTCGCCGCCTGACAGATCTTCGTAGTACCGCCGGAGCTCCTCGAGGGTCGCTCGCCGCGGCGATCCTCCGGGAGCGGTCAGCGGATCGTAGACGAGCGCCTCGGTCAGCGAGATCCGCTTCGCGACGAATGCGTGACCGCCGAGGAAGCCGGTCACGCGCAGCCGGGACGGGAGAGCTCCGTATCGGCCCTGGATGCCGGCGTAGGAGCCGACCGGCCACTCCTCGAGGAGCCGGGACCAGCCGGATCCCCGACGGACCGGCGCGAGGTTGTAGCGGATCCGGAGGCCGTCCTCGAGCTCGCCGAAGTTGGAGCCGTCGCCCTCGGCCTCCCGGACGCCGGTCGCCGACCAGCGGAGGCCCTCGACCTCGGCCCGCGTCGCCGGGTAGCGGTTCTCGCCGACCAGGACATTCGCGAGCATGACGCCGGTCGCCCAAACGCAGTCTTCCCAGGCCGACGACTCGCGCTCCGAGACGAGGATCAGATCCACCGGCGACCTCCGCTTGCTCCGACTTCCGCGCAGCGTAGCACGGTCACTCGCGGTCGAGCTCGGCCTCGTCCGCGCGCCAGCCGCGCGCGCGCCGGCGAGACGCGGCTCGGCGAACGCGGTAGACCGTCACGGCGTAGAAGATCGGCGGAGTCGCGAGGCCGAGGATCACGAGCGCCGTCAGCGGCGACGCGATCTCCGAAGGAGGAGCCGGCAGCCAGTACCAGCCGGTCCGGTCGCCGATCCTCGAGAGCGTGAGGTAGATCAGCCAGAGCGACGCGGTCGCGATCCTCGCCGAGATCCCGATCAGCATCCCGAAGAAGCGCGAGCGCGGCGTCGGCTGCCGGAGGTAGATCCGCCGGAGGTAGAGGGTCGCGACGACCGAGCCGGCGACGATCAGCGGAGCGACGCCGATCAGGACGGTCATCGCGACGTTCGGGACCAGGATCACCGCCTCGAGCGCCGCGACGAAGAGGACGGCCTCGAGGAGAAGCCGGCGGTGAAGGAGCTCCCTCATCGCGGCCGGCTCCGGCGTTCGGGCCCGCGGTAGACGACGAAGACGTCGTCGGCGTGCTCCATCGCGGCGTGGATCGCTTCGTCTGCGCGCTCGAGGAGCCGGACGTGCCGAGCCTTCTCGAGCGCGAGCTCGACGCGCTCCTCCGGCGCGATCGCCTCCGATCGGGACCGACGCATCAGCCTACCGAGCCATTCGATCATCAGTCCGGGATCTTCTTGCCCGAGAGCGCCTCGACGACGTCGGTGAGGCGATCGAGCTTCGCGAGCGCGCTCTTCGCGATGTTCTTCCACTCGTCGCGGTCGGACCGGATCTCGACGACCTCCGACTCGCGTCGGAGCTTGCCGAGGTAGAGGAGGAGGAAGCCGAGCGCCAGGAGGCCGGTCGCCGAGAGCTTGGCGATCGCGTCGACCGTAGAGGGATCGAACACGTCACTCGATCCCTCCGACGCAACGCCCGCACGCGACGGCCCCCGGCGCCGCGGCCGCGACTTCGTGCCAGAAGTGGACGAAGAGCGCGGAGCGGATCCCGTCGATCCCGCACGACTCTCGAGCGTTCGCGAGCTCGTGGACGACCGGCCGGCCCGGTGCCGCCTGGTCGACCAGGAAGGCGCCGAGGATCGGCCGGCGCCGGACGGCCTCGGAGACGGCCGCTTCGAAGTCGGGCATCGCCGGCGCGAGATAGCGCCCGTACGCGTCCTCGGCGTCCTCGGCCGCGGCGATCGCGCGCTGCCAGGCCCGATCCGCGAGCTCCTGCCAGGCTACGCCGACCTCGTCGACCTTCGGGATTTGTTCGATGCCCATCCGATCCTCCGATGTGTCGCAGGGAGAGCGTACACCCGCCCTAGAAGCCGCTGCTCGGCGCGAAGTAGTTGAAGCGTGCCGCCTCGATGATGCTCGACCCGACGCCGGCCGTGTAATTCCGACCGAAGCCGATCTGCGAAGGCGTGATCCCGGACGCGAGGTTGCCGGACCAGGCCGACCACTTCCCGCCGCGCTGCTTCCAGCGGCCGGAGTAATTCCCGGAGACGCGACGGATCGCGAGCCAGAAGGGATCGCCGTAGCTCGGCCGCGAGCCGGCCAGCTGAGGCCCGGACCCGGAGTAGCCATAGCCGCCGACGTTCCACATGTACGCGTTGCCGTCCGAGTAAGGCGAGAAGCAGACGCCGTTCCCGGAGGGATCGAGGACGCCGATCGCGGGCATATTCGCGAAGTCCCCGACCGCGTCGAAGCGGACCATCACTTCGAAGTCGCCGGCCGGCGCCGTGAAGCCGCGCGTACACCAGTCGCCCTGCGCGTCGACGACGAGCCGGACCGATCGCCCGGTCATCGTCGCCGCCGGAATATTCCGGAGCGTCCAGCCGGCGCCGAGCGACCCGCCGTTGAATTCGTCGCCGTAGGTCGGATCGAGGGTCGCGACGTCCTCCGGATCCGTCGCTTCGTACTCGGTCACGACGCGGAAGTAGTCGAAGGAGAAGACCGTCGGGATCGGCGCCGTCCAGGTCGTGAAGGCGAGGCCCATGTGCGTCGGCGTGAGCGTCACGGCGAACGGGTCGCCGTAGACGTAGGAGACGCCGTCCGGCGACCAGCCGAAGAGGAAGAGGTTGTCGTGCAGCCAAACGAGCTCGAGGTGCCAGCCGACGCCCGTCATCGGGACGCCGCTCGCGTCGACGACCGCCGAGTCGGTCGTGTAGTTGAGCATCCGCCGGAAGGTCATTGTCGGCGTGATCCCGGAGACGTAGGCCAGGCCGACAAGCTGGACGCCGGCGCCGATCGCCGTTCCGTCCGCGAGGATGAGGCCCGCCATCGGGTAGGAGCCGGTCCTCGAGGCGATCCGGACCGCCGTCCGGATCCGGCTCCCACGGACGAAGGAGCCGGAGGCCAGCGTCTTGAGCCGCGCGTGAAGCTGCGCGGTCGTGTCCCCTGGTCCGGGATGCATCACGGAGAGGACGCCGGCCTTCTCGCGGACGGAGGCCGTATGCCCGACCGGGTCGACGTCGATCCAGCCGGAGACGATCCCGTCGTCGAATTCGTCGTCAGCCGCGCTCGGCGACGTCTGCGGCGTCCAGAGCCGATCCGGGACGCCGCCTCCGCCTCCGCCTCCGCCGACCGTACCAGGCACCCACAGGCCGAGGCCGTTATTCCAGACCATCGCCTGACCGTGCGTCGGAGGAGTCGAGCTCACGTCGACGTCGGTGAGATCGTCGAGGGAGAGCGGGAGGCCGGCCAGCCGGACGCGCTGCGAGCCGGCCTCGCCGACGACGGTCTTCGTGATCGTCGCGGGATCGGTCTCGATCTTGTCGGCGAGGTAGCCGGGAGCGTCTCCCGGACGGACAGCGACCAGGCCGGCGGAGCTCGAGGAGCCGCCTCCTCCTCCGCCTCCGAGGCCGAGGCCCGAGCTCGGCGAGCTCCCGCCTCCGCCGGCGAGCGCGTCGAGTCGCCGTTGCTGCCGGAGCGATAGATCGAGCTGGATCGAGTTGAGGTCGAGGTTGACCGCGTAGCCGTCCTCGGTCTTCTCGAGCGTCGTCGAGACGACCCGGTGAGGCTCGAGCTCGCCGTCGCCGAGCGTGTCGATCGAGATCCAATCGCCGTCCCGGTAGTCGACGAACGGCTCGTAATGGCCCTCCTCGCGCGGCCCGTGGTCGACGTCGAGCTCGAGCGCCTTCGTATCGAGGTTCGCGAGCTCGAGCGAGACCTCGCCGGCTCGCTGGATCGTCGTCGCGTCGTCCGAGGTCGGCATCGAGACGAAGCCTTCGCGCCGGCCGATCTTCCCGTCGAGCTCGAGCGTCCCGGTCGGCTCGAGGACTTCGACGACCCGCCCGCCGGCGCCTTCGACCAGGACGCGCGTCGCGAGCGGAGCGGCGTGCTCGCCGCGGTGGACTTCGTTCCGGAAGTGATGGCCCTTCCGGAGCACGACCGTCGCTTCGAAGTGCCGGCTCCCGTCGACGAAGGCGCGGAGCTTGAGCTCCGGCGTCATCCATCCCTCGAGGCCGAGCGAGACCAGGTGCCGCCACACGTCGAGGAGCGAGGCGCCGACGTGGAAGGAGAGATCGTACGCGTTCGTCCACGGCTGCCCGTTGGAGTCGACGTCGCCGTCGAAGTCGTAGGTCAGCCAGGGAATCGCCCCGCGCGCCTGTGCCTCGTCGATCAGCGTCTTGAGGACGCCGCCGAGGGTCGCGCCGGCGAAGACCGCGTTCGTCGACCCGGTCGACGGGAGGAAGACTTGCATCCCGATCCAGTCGGCCGCGGATCCGCTCGTCGCGTTGAGGTCGCCGGTATCGCCGAGGACCGGCGACGTCGGGAGCCTCGAGACCTCCGACGTCCGGCCGGAGCTCGCCCGATCCGAGACCTCCGTCCATCCGCCGGGAGGCGTGACGGCCGTTCCCGCGGCGACCGCGGCGAAGCCGAGGAGGACGCCGTCGACGACTCCGACGTTGACGGACGGGAGCTTGACGGACGTCCCGGAGCCGGTCGCGTCGGAGATCCCGTACTGCGTGTCGTCCGCGGTCGCGTTCGGGAGCGCGACGGCCTGACCGATCGCCGCGGTCGCGGCCGACCATGTGAACTTCCACGAGGCCGGCTCGCCGGCGACCAGTCGCTTGCGGAAGAGCGTCCCACGGAGGGAGCCGTTCGTGACGTTCCGGATCCTCTTCCACCCGGCGGGAGGCGCCGGCGTCGCTCCGGAGCAGACGATCCAGACGAGGCCGACGTCGCCGGCGATCGCGCCGGCCGGACGAGGGACCAGGACGGACGTCGTCCCGGCGCCGTTGTCCGTGACGGAGGCCGAGCGGTAGCTCGCCGCGGCCGGAGGCCAGATCGGAGGGTAGACGCGCCCGCGCGCGAGACCGCCGAGAGCTCCTCGGCCCGGGAGGAGCTTATCCTCGCCGCTCGCCTCTCGAGGCGAGACGTCGACGCGATCCGGCTCCTCGATCCAGTAGGCGAAGCGGTACACGCCGCCGACCTTCATCCGGACGAGGTTCCCGACCGCCAGGATCGCCGCGGTCGCCTTCGGGTCGTATCGGTTGAGGACGAAGGAGCCGGAGCCGGTCTCGGATAGCTGCGTCGTGAAGGCGACGTTGCGCGCGTTCTCGAGGGTCGCGAGCATCGTGTCGGGATCCCCGCCGTCGAAGACGTCGACCTCGATCGGGAGGCCGGCAATCGGCGCGTTCTCGAGGATCTCGAGGTGCCGGCCCTCGGACTGTCGGACGACCATCAGATGAGCTCCTCGACGATGACGAGGCCCGACTCAGCGGTCGGAGGGACCGTCGCCGTCGCGGCCTTCGTGATCGGAAGACCGCCGTTCGCCGGCCAGAGACCAGGCGAGCGGTTACGCCACGTCACGATCCCGAGGCCGACCTCGGCCGGAAGGCCGTCGTTGGAGATTACCTGCGAGCTCTCCGCCGCCTGGTCGGCATCCTGCCAGATCCAGACCTCGGCGAAGCCGCGCGTCGTGAGCGGACCTCCGCCCGACGAGACCCGGATCTCGACGTAGTCGGTCGTCCGAGGCGCCGGGAGATCGTAGTGCGTCCGGCGAGCTCCGACCGGGTACTCCGTCGTCGAGACGTCGGCCGGCGCCGGCGAGCTCGCCCCGACGACGTCAGGCCCGCCGTCCGAGAAGCGGAAGAGCGGAAGGCCCCACGCCGCGCTGTCGACCGCCGGGACGTCCGAGAGAGTGACGCCGACGATCGTCTTCGGAGCTCCGAACGTGAAGCGGATCCATGCGGCCGCGCCGTCCGTCGACGCCCACTTCGCCGCGGTCCGGTCGACCGCGTTCCCTCCGACATTCCCGCCGGAGACGGAGCTCGTCGTGATCGTCGCGCCGGCGCCGACCTCGATGATCTCGCCGAAGCCGTCGCCGTAGAGGTCGATCGTCCCGCCGCGGTACTGCTCCGTCGGGTCGATCTTCATCAGCCACGGGAAGACCTCGCCGTCGGTCGTCGCTTCGTAGAGGTAGAGCGACCTCGAGAGGAGCTCGACGACGAAGGTGATGTTCTCGTACAGGTAGATCGCCCGCGCCAGGACCGAGATCGCCCACAGCGCCTTGTTCTCGTAGAGGTAGAGGCTCCGGCCGGACGTCGCCGTGAAGACCTCGAGCGCCCACATGCCCCGGTTCTCGTAGAGGTAGAGGGAGCGCGGGATCCCGAGGATCGCGGTCTCGCGGATCGTCGCCTCGCCGACTCCCGCGGCCGGCGTCAGGGTGAGATCCACCGGCTAGTCCTCCGTCCAGAAGACCGCGTTCGCCGGGATGACGGCCGAGGCGCCGGGAGTAATCGCGAGCGGAGCGACCTCGCCCCACAGGAGCCGGTTCCCGCCGGAGCTCGCGTCGAAGAGCGCCCACCCGACGATCGTCGTCCAGTTGGAGCCGCCGGAATTCGCCGCGAACGTCTGAGCGACGCCGACCTTCTTCTCGCCCTTCCCGGTCGTCCCGTTCGTCGTCGCGGCCGGGAAGTTGGTCGCGTCATTCGTCGCCGCCAGGCGCGCGTATCCCGGCGACCCGACGGTCTCGAGCTCCGTCCCGAGAGTCGTCTCCGTCGGGACGGTCGAGAAGAGCGCCCAATAGACCGTAGCCGGAGGCGTGAAGCCTGGTCCGAGGATCGCGTCCAGCGCCTTGAGCTCGAGATAGTTGTCCTTCGATCCCATGACGGCTAGGTCCAGGAGCCGACGATCGCGACGATCCGGGCGAAGCGCGGTCCGAGGAAGCCGCCGATCGCCGGCGTCGTATTCCGGACGTACATCGTCGAGCTCTCGGCGCCAGGCGCCAGGGACGCGATGTTGATCGTCACGACCCACGTCACGCCGTCGGTCGAGATCGCGAAGTCCGTATCGTTGCATTGGAGGTTAATCGCGTTCGCCGTCTTCGTCGTCGAGACGTTCTTGACGCGGAACTGCCGGACGACCGAGGTCGCGAGCGGGCGATCGCCGAAGTCCTCGACGCTCGCGTACTCGACTCCCGGCGTCGTGTCGTGATCGATGAAGACGAGATCGTCCGGCGTCTGACCGGCGACCTTCTCGCCGTAGAGGTGGATCATCGACACGTTGGAGCCGAAGGAGCGGTTGAGGCTCATCCGGAGCGTCCGCTTCCCGCCGGTGAACGACACCGGCTTGATGAGCGCCCGCCAGTCATACGGCGTCCGCGTGTCGACGTTCGCCGAGCCGGACGGAAGGCTCGCCGTCTCCCACGATCCGTCAACGCCGTTCGTCGTGTCGTTCGATCCTTGCAGGACCGCGACCTGAGGCTGCCCGTTGTAGGTCATCGCCGAGACGTAGGCCGTGATCTCCCGCTGCTCCGGGAAGAAGAACCACCAGTAGGTCGTGGGGTCGGCCGAGACGACGACGTCGTCGACGTCGACGTCGTTGAGGTCGATCTTCTGCCCGCCCGTCAGCCACGTGTTGATCCCGACCGAGAAGCCGGGAGCGCCGCCGATGTTGTAGGCGCCGACGACGGTCCCGTCGTTGTCGTACGGGATCCGGCGATCCGGGACCGCAGGGTATGCCATCGCCTCGAGCTCCTCTAGATGTACGGCGGGTCGAAGGTCACGGTCAGGCTACCGCCGGGAGAGCTCGCCGTCACGCGGAGCGAATTCGGGCCAGGCGCCAGCCGGAAGAAGACGAAGGCCCCGGAGTGCCGGATCGAGCCGATCGCCTCGTCTCCGTCGTTGAGCGCCGTCCAGCGGCCGGTATCGATGAGGAGGTGCTCGCCGGCCGCGACCGTGACGAGCGCCTCGACGTAGAAGAGGCCGGCTGGATCGAGCGTCAGGTTCGCGAGGCGAGGGTTGGAGATCGGTCCGAGGAAGTCGAGGACGAGCCGGTCGGCGACGACGGTCCCGACGTTGTCGATCGAGAAGTCGGTCGGCGAGGCCGGCGTCGCGGTCGTCGACGAGATCTCGTCGCCGTAGAAGAAGGGATCGGCGAGTTGGAAGTCGACGACCAGGCCGAAGGCCGACCCGCCGTACCGCTTCGTCGGATCCGCGGAGACGACCTCGGCGAGCGCGGTCCGGGTCGACCCGTCCGGCATCTTCCGGCCGAGCGTGACCAGGCGCCGGACGGCGAAGATCCGGACGAGCGCGTCGAGGTTCGCTCGAGCCTGTTCGCGCTCCGTCGGCTCGACCAGGACGTCCGAGGCATCCGCCGGCGCGACGAAGAGCGCGAGGGAGATCCGCCTCGAGTCCTCGACCTTCGCCCGGTAGCGGCGTCCTCGGACGCCCGGGACGGCCTCGTCGTCGCCTCGGAGGTCCGGGAAGGAGTCGGCGCCGGTCGCCGAGCGGACCAGGACCGCCCACGTCGAGAGATCCGTCCCGTCGACCGTCCACTCCTCGACGAGCGCCAGGTGCGTCATCAGAAGGCCCCCGCGATCTCGAGCTTCCGGAGCTCGCGCTTCGTCGACGTCGAGGCCGGCTCCGGCGCCGGGTTGTAGACGTTCACGGTCACGCCTCCGCCTCCGCCGGCGCCGCCCATCGCCGAGCTCGCCGCCTCCATCGCGGACTGGTGATCGAGGACGTAGCCGTCCGTCTGGACGAGGAGCTCCGGCCCGCGCTCGCCGACCCACGTCACCGGCGAGGAGAGCGGACCGCCGCTCGCCTTCCCGTCGAAGGGATTGAGGAAGTCGCCGACGCCGCCGACGAAGTTACCGATCGCGTCGCCCGCTGCTCCGATCGCGCCGGTGACGATATCCATGAGCTTGCCAGGGAGCGCCGAGAGGATATCGAGGAAGCCGGAGAGCGCCTTCCCGGCGAGGTCGACCATCCCGCCGACGAAGCCGATCGCCCGACCCGGAGCTCCGAGGATCAGCCCGACGACCTTCCCGACGCCGCCCGTGATCGCCGAGACGATCCCGCCGGCCGCGCGTCCCGCCTGTCCGAGAAGAGCTCCGACCCACGCGACGACCTTCCCAGGGATCGAGAGGATGAAGCCGACGACGTTCGCGACCAGGCCGGCGACCTTCGACGCGACGCCGGAGGCGACCTGTCCCGCCTGACCGAGAAGCGACGCGATCCAGCCGATGATCCGGCCAGGGATCGAGAGGTAGAAGCCGACGATCGTCCCGACGACGTTCGCGACGCCCGAGACGATCTGACCGCCGGCTGCGGCGATCGCGCCGACGATATTCCGGAAGACGTCCGCGACGAAGCCGACGAGAGCCTCGAGCGCGCCGATAAACGCGTCGATGATCCCGCCGACGACCTCGAGGATCTTGTCGACGATCTCCGGGTTGTTGATGAGGAAGACGATCGCGGCGACGATCGCGGCCACGAGGAGGACCGGGAGGAGCGCCATGCCCACCGGGATCAGAGCCGCGATCGCCGACCCGACCGCGGTCGCCGCGCCTCCGATGGCCGGGATGACGCCGGCGAGAGCGGAGACCAGGACCGGGACCATCCGGCCGGCGAGACCGCCGAGGCCCGCGCCGGCGAGCTTCGCGAAGTTGAAGATCCCGCCGAGGCCGTTCCCGAACTGCCCGAGCACCGAGACCGCGGGCCCGAGCGTCGAGACGAACGGCCCGCCGACCTCGATCGCGAACGCCTTGACGCCGGCGAGGAATTTGTCGCCTTGCTTCTTCGCCGACTTCATCTGCTCGGCGTACTGGCCGTGCGCGACGCCGCCCTCCTCCGACGCCTTCGTGACCTTCTCGAGCTCGGTCGCGAAGTCGCCGGCGCCCTCGCCGGTCGACGCGAGCGCGAATTGATATCCCTCGATCGAGCCGAGGCTCTTCGCGAATTCGTCGTTGTTCCCCTTCGTCGCCTTCCGGAGCTCCTCGAGCGCGACCGCGAGACCTTTCTCCTTCGCGAGCTTCGCGAAGTTGATCCCGGTCCGCTCCTGGATCTTGTTGAGCGTCTCGTTAGGCGTGAGGAGGCCCGAGATCGCGGCTCGCATCTGCGTCGCCGCCTGAGAGGCCGGGACGCCCTTCGCTGTGAGGACGGCGAAGCCGGTCGAGACCTCCTCGAGCGAGATCCCGGCCGAGCTCGCGATCGGCGCGATGTTGGCGATCGAGGCGCCGAGCTCCGCGGCCGTCACCTTCCCGTCGGCGACCGCCTGAGCGAAGATGTCCGTTACCTTCCCGGACTGGTCGGCCGAGAGGCCGTACGCGTTGAGCGCCGACGTCACGACGTCGACGGCCTCGCCCGTCGTGCCGAGCGCGCCGGTCGCGAAGACGGCCGAGTCTTTCAGTACCTTGAGCGCCTGGTCGGCCGGGACGCCGGCGGAGACGAGATCGTAGAAGCCGGCCGTCAGATCGTCGGTCGACTTCCCGGTCTCGCGCGAGACGTCGAGGATCCCCTTCCCGATCCCGGAGAGCTCGGCGTCCGTCAGGTGCGCGACGGTGTTGATGGTCCGGAGCTGGTCTTCGAAGTTGGTCGCCGCTCCGACGGCCCCGACGAAGAGGGTGCCAGCGGCCGCGCCGGCTGCGGTCGACGCCGCGGTCGCGGCCTTCGTGAAGCGTTGCCCGACGGTCGTGCCAGCCTGACCGGCCGCGGTCGCGGCCGGTCCCGTCTGCGAGTTGACGGCCTTCGCGAGCTCCTTCTCGTCGACGACGAGCCGGATAAACGCGTCAGCGACTTGCAGCGACACTAGTTGACGAGCTCCTTCACCCTTCGCCCGGTGTTCCGGCCGCGCGTCGCGCGGTCGAGACTGTCGATCGCCTCCTCGAGACCCTCGCCCGGACGGAGGCCCTTCGGCCGGATGACGTCCGCGTCAGGCTCGAGATACCACAGCTTCGGAGCTCGAGGAGGCCGCTTGGAGAGGACGACGTTGAGGACGCGGCCGACCGCGTCGTGCGTCGCCTGGTACTGCCGAGCGATCTCGGCCTTCCGTCGACGTCGATCGAGCTCATCCGACTTCCGCCAAAAGAGCTCGAGCTGTTCGTCGGTTAGCTCTTGCTCGAGGCGACGAGGAGACCCGAGTCCGAGCTCGCCGATGAGTCGGAGGTATCGCTCTCCTTCGGTGACCTTCCGGACGAAGCCAGAGCGCCCGCCAGGAGATCCGCCAGGCCGAGTGCTCGGAGCTCCGCGATCGCTGTCCGGAGGTCGCCGGCGAAAGGGAAGGAGAGCTCGAGGAGCTCGCGGAAGATCGCGTAGACCTCGGCGTCCGTCCCGTTCGCCGCGACCCACTCACGGCCACCGAGAGCGGCCGTCTCATCGTATTCGACGACGAGGTCGAGGAGCCGATCGCCGAGCGCGACGGCGACCGCTCCGCCGTCCTCCGCGGTCGCGAGATCCATCTTCCCGATCCCGTCGCCTCCCGCGAGCGCGCGCGCGAGGGACCGCTTCCATTCCCTCGAGCGTTCGATCGTCCGGATCGGGAGGCTCTTCTCGACCTTCCCGATCCGGACCGTGATCGTCCCGGAGACGATCTCGGCTTCGGTCCGCTCGCGCATCAGACCTGAGGTCCGATCTTCTCGATCTCCCAGGGAGAGACCGTCGACGCGGCCGGCGACCAGCGCGCTTGCAGGGTCAGCCGAGGCGCGAGCGGAGCGTCCGGCGAGTCGGAGGCTTCGAATTCCGGGTTGTCGACCATGATCGCCGAGAGGAGTCGGAAGCGGACCTCGCGGCCGTCGAGACCAGGAACGCGGAGCTCGTGCTTGTGATAGGCCGAGGACGGTAGCCGGCGCGAGATCCCGGAGCCGGACGTGATGAGGGTCGAGCCTTCATTCGTCTGCTCGAGGGTCGTGTCGCCCGATCGATGGAGCCGGCTCGTCTGTTCGAAGAAGGAGACGCCCGTCCCGCCGGCGCCGGCGGTGCCGACGAAGGTCAGCTTCCGGACCTCCTGCTCGCCCGGATAGCCGAAGCGGAGGTAGTCGCCGACGACCAGGCCGGTGACGTCCGTGAGCTTGATGTTCGTCGAGCCGGCCGGCGCGTCCGCTGCCAGGGTCGAGGAGACGACCTCCTGGACCGGGTCGAGGTCCGCGTGCGGCTTCGTGAGCGGCGAGTTGAGGACGATCGTCGGAGCGCCCGAGATATCGGTCACGGTCCGGAATTCGCGAGCTCCCGCCGCGCCGATCTGCAGGACTTCGCCGACCGCGATGCCGGCCGCAGCGGTCACGACGATCGAGGTCGCGCCGGCGATCGTCGCGCCGTTGAGGGTCGTCGAGGCGCCAGTCGCGACGCCGATCGCGTCGCCGGCGACGGAGACCGATCCCGGGATCGCGATCGCGAGCTTGTCGGCGCCGAGCTCCGGGACCGTGATCTCGAGCTCCGCCGTCTCCGACTCGACGTAGTCGAGGCCCTCGAGCGGACCAGGGACGCCGTTGAGGTCCGGCGTGCCCTTCTCCTGGACGACGCGGAAGACGTTGTTGTCCATCGTCGCGCCGGCGAGGACGTCGTCGATGTAGTAGTCGCCCGCTCCGATGAAGATCTCGGACGCGGTCTGCGCGGTCACAGGCATAGAAGCCGGTCTCCCTTCCGATCCGGGACCGACTTGCGGCCGCGGATCCTAACTGCTCGCCTGAGCGAGCGGTGCCGAGTAGACGTAGATCGACCGCTCGAGCGGTTGCCCTGTGTCGGGATCGTTCGTGGCTTGGCCCTCGACCTCCCCGATCGAGAGATAGATTGCCACACCGCCGGCCGACTTGCGAGGCCCTCGGCCCGAGAAGACGTCGGAGATCGCGTTGAAGAGCTCCGTCGCCTGTTGCGCGGTCGCGCCGTAGGTCTCGACCGAGACCCTCCCTCGGATGAGCGGAGCTCGAGGGAAGCGCCGGATCGGTCCGAGCCGGCGGATATGGACCCACGCCTTCCACGTCGCCGGGTCGCCGCCGATCGAGTCCGGAGGATCGCCTCCGACGACCAGCGCCGGATCCCCGATGATCGCGAGGACGGCCGCGTCGGAGCGCGCCTCGACGATCATCTTGCCGAGGACCGAGAGCATCTTCCCGCGGTCGGCCATCAGTGGATCCGCGCCATCGTCGCGGGAGCTCGAGAGACCGCGACCGAGAGACCAGGGTCGAGGAATTCGCGCGCCGGCATCTTCGCTGTTCCCTGGTCGACGAAGGCGCCGTAGCCGGAATTCGTCCCGACGTAGCCGACGATCCGGCCCGGGATCCCGGCCTCCTCCGGGAGCGGCTCCTTCCCGTCCTCGGAGTGACCGCCGAAGAGGACGCCGTCGAGGAAGACGACCGAGTGAACGGATCGACGGAGCGTCCCGCCGATCGGCTTCTCGCCTGGTCGGAAGGAGCGGTAGCCGCCGTGGACGGGAGTCTCCCGCTTCGCCTCGGTCTCGGCGTCCATCATCACGCCGAGCGTCTTCCGCGCGAGGCTCTCGCGGAAGGCCCGATAGCCGGCCTTGTTCGGGACGATCCGGACCTTCTCGGTCACTCGGTCTCCTCCGGCTCCGGCCGCGTCTCGCCGGGATCCTGGTCCGCGCGTTCGGCTCGGCGACGTCGTCGCTCCTCCATCCTAGCAGCGCGCTCGAGCGCGGCGTTGCGCTGCCGGATCTCGGCGCGAGCTCGAGGGTTCGTGCCGTGCTGCTTCACGTCGTCCGGGAAGCGTCGAGCTCGAGGTGGTGGCCCTGACCGGCCGCGTTCCCGACGAAGAGGATCCGATAGTCGCCGTTGAGGTCGACGTCGACCGCGTCGGCCTTCCGGACGACCATGTCCGCGTCGACGGCTCCGATCGCCGCTCCCTCGAGGAAGATCCGGTAGTCGCCGACGTTGACGTCGCGCGCGGCCGCGCTCGCCCGCTCGCGCGAGCTCCTCGGCTGTACCAGGCCCATGAACGGCCCGACGACGAGCTCCGAGCCGGCCGGGTGCCCGAGATCCTCGCCTTCGGGATCCAGGACGCCGCCGGCGACGAAGACGACGATCTCGAGCTCGTGACGGAGGAGGTCGAGCATCGGTCAGGCCATGACGAGCTTCTTCGGCCGGAGGCGCCGGAGGATCTTCGACCGAGCGGTCGAAACGTCCTCACCAGCCGCGCCGGCCGACGTCGCCTCGGAGTAGTCGCCGATCCGGCGAGACGTGAAGCCGGAGTGCGCGAGCTCGACCTTGAGGACGTCGATCGTCGCTTGCTTCCGCGAGGCGACGTCGTCGATCGGAATGTACGCGACCTCGAGGCCCCACTCGGACCAGCCGCGCGCAGGGTTCGGACCGCTCGAGAGGCGATCGAGGAGGTAGCCGCGCACCCGGAAGTCGGTCGCGTCGAGGACGCGCGTCGGGACCGGCGAGCCGGCGTGCGCGAGGTACTCGGTGATCGAGACGATCGAGGCGACGCGCCGGCGGAGCGTCAGCGGCAGCGAGCCGGCGACGCCGTTCGGGAAGACCTCGACGACCGTCACCGGAGAGGCCGTCGGAGAGTACGGCCCGAAGCGCCGGACGATCTCCGACTCGATGTCGTCGATCGCAAGCTGTAGCGGCTCGTCGGCGAGGCCCGCGCCGCAACCGGCAGCGCGAGCCTCCGCGACGGTCAGGACCGAAGGCACGGCCGGTCAGCCGTTCGCCGGCGCCGGAGCCTCCGTCGACGTCGTCCCGTCAGGGTTCGCGACCGAGGTCGTCCCCTCCGGAGATCCGACGTCGGCCGTCCCGCCCTCGCCGTCCGCGCCGCCGGCGCCGACCTCGGCCTCCTTCGCCTTCGCGTCGTCCTCCTCGAGACGAGCCGCGATATCCGCGATCGTTCCCTCCGAGTCGACGCCGCGCTCCGTCGCGAGCGCGACGATCTCGGCCTTCTTCATCTTCGCGTAGGCCGGAGCCTCCGCCTCGGCGTCGGCCTTCGCGCCGACCAGGCCGAGCCGCTCGGCCGTCTCCATCGAGATCTTGCCGCCGGCCGGTCCGAGGAGGAAGGCCGCGTCGACGTGGCCCTCCGGGACGACCTTCGTGGAGTCCGCGTTGACGTAGGTTCGCTCGGTCAGCTCGTACACGGAGCTTTCTCCTTCCCTGGTCCGGTTGCGGATCGTGATACCGCCTCCCGACGATAGCACCATCCCGCCGCTGCGATCTCGGATCACGCCGTATGCCTCCTCTCGACACGAGAAGCTGATCGCTCCGCACGTCGGGCAGCGATCGAGCTCCTCGTCGTCGAGCATTCGCCGGCTAGGTCTGCGTCCCGACCTTCGTCCAGGTCGGCGCCGCCGGCGTTCCGGTGTTGATGTAGTCGATCCCGTTCGTCACGTCGACGAGCTTCCCGCCCTTCGGAGCGCCGAGGCCGGTCGGAGCGACGCCGGGAGTCGTCTCGGCGACCGCCAGGGTCGGAGCCGCCCCGGTCAGGGAGTTGTCGACGACCGTGATCGTCGGCTCCGGCGCCTTCGAAGCGAAGGTGAGCGTCACCGTCCCGATGCCGGCCGTCAGCGTCCCGGCCGCGGCCACGATGCCGGCCGTCCCGATGCCAGGGAGCGCCTCGAGCGCGGCGTCGATCGCGGCGAGGAGCGTCGCGTTGACGGCCGACCAGGTGATCGCCGCGGTCCGGAACGGCCCGAAGCCGAGCCGGAACGTCCCGCCCGTCGGCGTGCCGCCGATCGTCAGCGTCTGGACGGCCGACGTCCCGGCGACGGGAGCGCCGGCGTTCGTCTGCGGGTGGCCGAGGCCGGTCCCTTCGATGATAGGCACGAGATCCTCCTTCGGGAAGAGCGGAGGCCGGCCGGATCGCTCCGACCGGCCTCGTCTGACTACGTCTGAGAGAGGAAGAGGCGACCGGCTAGATGCCCGTCACCGTGCAGAAGGCGAGCGGCCGGAAGATGACCAGCGCGAGCCGCTCCTCCGCGCGGAGCGCGAGGAGGTTCTTCCGGAAGAAGTCCGAGTGCGAGTCCGAGACCGCGAAGGCGATCTCCGACCGGCGGAAGATCTGCCCGCCGTCCCGATAGGCGCCGACCAGCGCGGTGCCCTCGGCGATCCGCGTCGTCTTGACGATCGGGAGGCCCCAGATCCGTTCCGGACCAGCCTCGGACGGGTTGCCCCAGATATAGATCCCGTCGGCCGTCCGGAGGAGCCGGATCTCCATCCAGTCGTTCGGATGGAAGACGACGCCGCTCGCGTCGAGGAACGCGTTGACGGCGATCTTCGTGATCGCCTTGTAGATCGCGTCCGGCGTCGGGTCGGCGCCCTTCGCCTGAGTCTGGATCCCCGGCGTATTGAGGACGCCGAGGAGGTTCGTGCCGAGGCCGTTCCCGTTGAGGAGCTGCCCGTCCTCGCGCTGCCGGACGAAGGTCCGGAGCCGGTTCTCGACGTAGCTCCGCATCGCCGGGACGTCGTCGAAGAGCTCGTCCGTCACCGGGAGGAAGACCGCGATCTTCCGGACCGGCGAGCTCTTCTCGTCGAATTCGAGCGCGGCCTCCGGCTTCTCGCCGCCCTCGGCCGTCTCCGCCGCGGCATTCGTCGCGAGCGTCTCCTCCATGTACGGGATGGCCTGTTGCGTCGTGTTCCCCTGCGGGAAGAGCGACGCGACGGTCGGCGCCTGTTCGCCCGGAGTGATCAGGACCGGGATCCGGACCGCCTGCGGCGTGTAGCCGGTCAGCGTGTCGAGGGTCGCCTTCGTCCGGATCTGCTCCGAGATATCGAGCGCGGCCTTCATGCCGTGCGCGGCGACGAAGTCGCCGTAGGTCTTGGAGAGGTCGACCTCGGCCGTCGGTCCCTTCTTCTGGACGCGGTCGTACTCCGTGAACGCCTTCGACTCGACGAAGAGGTCGCCAAACGACTTCGCGAGATCGACGCCGTCGTCGCCGGCCTTCGGCTGCGCGCCAGCCGGGAAGGTCATCCCGCGCCGGCCCGCCTCGATCGCGTCCTCCTGCGACTTGACGCCCTTGCCGATCGTCTCGAGCTCCGAGAGCTCCTCGACTTCCTTGCCGAGCTCGCCGAGCTCGGTGTTGCGCCGGCGGATCTCCGCGGCCTTCGCCGCCGTGTCGCCGTCGATCGACTTGACCTTCGTGAGATCGAGGTCGTCGCCGGCCTCCGCGAAGATCGCCCCGAGCTCCTTCCGCTTCGCAGCGAGAGCCTCGCGCTTCTCGACCAGGATGCTAGGCACGTTCTACCCTCCGATGGTGACCGCGACGCCGTGAAGCATCGCGTCGGTGCGTTCGAATTCGGCGAGCAGTTGAGCTCCGAGCGCCTTCGCGTCCGGATCCGTCTGCTCGGTGCGCGCGAGGAGCTCCTCGAGCTCCGCCTTCGTCTCCTCGAGCGACGCGATCGAGTCGCGCAGCCGGAGGAGCCTCGAGCGGTTCGTCTCGGAGAGCTCGCGTCCCGCCTTCGCCCGGAGGTCGCGCAGGGACTTCGATCGCTCGACGATCGACGAGATCTCGATCAGCACGCGATCGAATTCCTCGCCGAACGGCAGACCCGCAAGCGGTCCGTCGCCGTCGTGCGACTTGATGGCCAGGGTTCGCGTCCCGATCCCGGCGCCGACCAGGGTCGGCGAGAGCTCGTGAACGTCGAGCTTCTTGAGTCGGAGGAGCATCTTCGTCCCGGAGCTCGCCTTCTCGCGAAGGTGCGCGAGGATCCGGTAGCCGTAGCTCCACTCCTGTAGGTCGCCGAGCGCCTTCACGGTCCGATAGGTATCGAGGCCGTGAGTCGTGTCGAGGAAGAAGCGCCCCTTCGCGAGCGCCTCGCCGGCCTCCTCGCCGATCTCCGTGAGGCCCGTCGGGAGCCGCGCGCCCTTGTCCGGCCAGGACGTATGCCCGTAGCTCGAGATCGGGACGCGCTTCGACGGGAAGGCGCCAGGGTCGGTGATGTGACCGTCGCGATCGACGGTGACGCCGTCGGCCTTCGCGAAGGCGACCAGGACGTCGCCCTCCTTCTCGCCGTCGAGCGCGAAGCGGCTCGGCTTCGCCGCCTTCCATCCCGTCGTCCCGTCTTCGACGTCGAGCTCGAGCTCGTCGACTTCGTCGCCCATGCCTTCCGACTCCTCTCGTGCGTCGCGCGGAGCGTACTCTCGCGGACCATCGCCGCGCAACTCCCGGTGTCGGCACGCCGACGCTGGACGGTGCGCTGCGGTCACTCTAGGCTCTTCCTCGACGGTCGACACGCGGCCGAAGCGGAATAGGAAGGTCTCTCGTGGATAAAGTCTTCGTCCTCCCGGATATCGGTCCCGCGATCGGCGTCGCCCTGGTCGGCGCCTTCTTCGTCGTCGCGGTCCTCCTCGTCGTCGGCTTCGCGATCCGAGGCCGATAGAGCCGACCTCGCCGGCCGGATCCTCGCCCCTCGAGGGTGTAGGCTCCGTGCCATGCCTGAGCGACCCGACGGAGGCTTCGACCTCGTCGACGACCCGGATCCCGACTACGCGCCTCCGCTCGAGGTCGAGCTCGAGATCCTCCGCTCCGCCGGCGCGACGCCGGACGACCTCGCGGCGTTCGTCAGCGAACGATCTCGCGGTAGTCGATCCCCGGGAAGCGAGCCTTCAGCCGAAGCATGACTCGGTGAGCGTGTAGCGTCTGCGCCTCGGCGATGATCGCCGCTCGAGCCTTCGCGAACGCGGCCATATCGAGGCCGAGACCAGGACCGCGCGACGCGGCAGCCGACGCCGCTGTGATCCGCTGCGTGACGATCGCCTGGACCTCCCGCTGGACGTCGAGCCAGACCTGACGGTGAGCTCCGGTCACGGCCGGCCCGAGATCCTTCGGCGACGAGAAGACGTAGTCGCGGCCGCGGCCGACCGCCCGGATCTCGCGGAGCTCGGCCGAGTAGTACATGCGAATGTCGTCCGGCGAGAAAGACGTCGAGTGGAGATATTCGGCGTTCCGGCTCGCCTCCGGGTGATTGTGCGTGAGCGTCGTCCCGCGGAGCTTCCGCACCTCCGCCTGGTCGAAGTCGACGTTGCTCGCCCGCCCGGTCTTGTCGAGGACGATCGTCCCGTCGTCGGCGACGGCGAAGGCTTCCTCGTGCGTCGGGATCCCGCGGATCCGCTCGGAGTTGTTCTCGATCGCCCGCGCGCGCTTCTCCGCCGGCGAGAGGCTCGGAGCCGGCCTCGGAGTCGGCGAGGCCGCTCCCGGTCCTCGAGCTCCGGGAGCCGTCGGGACCAGGCGCCCGGAGAAGGGTTGCGCGTCGCCTGGTCGGAGGCCGGGAGTCGCGCCCGGGACGTCGGAGATCGGCCGGCCCTGGTACGGCGAGGGTCGAGCTCCGGTCGCCGCGAGCGACGCCCCGAAGGCGCGTTGACATCGAGGGTGCGAGATCGGGTGCTTCTGCGCGTCCGAGAGCTTCCGGATCGAGCCGTGCGCGAGGTCCGGCGAGTCGTGCGTCTCCCACCCGCAATCCGGCCCGTCGAAGACCTCGACGAAGTCGACGATCCCGCTCGCCTGGTAGCCGGCGAGCGCCGAGCGATTGAACGCGTTCGCCGTCTCCGTCTGCGCGATGAGGTAGGCCCTCGTCGACCGGAGCGGCCGGAAGTCGGGATGCCCGCGCGGGAGGACCGGACCGAGGATCCGACCCGTCCCGGTCGACGCCCACGAGTCGACCAGGCCCTTGATCCCGCCGAAGGCCGGGACGGGCCCGCGGACGTTCGTCGTCCCGGGAGGCACGCCGTTGACGATCTGCCGGAGGGAGAGGCCCTTCTCGATCCCGTCGACGATCCGACCCGAGAGGAGCTCCCTCGAGCGTTCGGTGATCCCGACGACGCGCCTCGAGAGGTCGGCTCGGATCGCGGAGAGCTGTCGCGCGTTGAGGTCGAAGGCCGTCCCGATGCCGAGCTCGGAGCCGACCGCGGCGATCGCGTCGTCGCCGAGCACTTCGTAGGCCGGCCGGAGGACCGTCCGGAGGATCCGCGCCTCGGCGTCCCACGAGAGGGACCGCATGATGACCTCGACGGCCTCGAGGAGCCGAGGGTCGCGCGCCTTCGTCCGCTCATCGACGACCGGCGCCAGGCGCACGAAGCCGGGAGCGAGCCGGCGCGTCATGCCGAGGAAGTACCTCGAGAGCCGGTCCCGTAGCTGAGCCTCGCGACGCGGGACGACCCGCGCGCGGACGAGCGTCATCCGACCGGCGCCGGCGCCCGCCCGTTGCCGTTCCCGCTACCAGGCACCGGAGCGGCCGGCCGCATCGGGCCCACTCCCGGCGGCATCCCCGGCGGCATCGGGTTGCCCTGGTCGTCGAGCTCGGTCGCGCCGGCGCCTCCCTCGATCGCCGGCTCCGGCTCCGGCTTCGGCTCCTCGCCGATCGCCTCCGGAGCATCCTTCCGGACCGCGACGATCCTCGAGTCGCGGAGGTAGACGTCGTGCAGCTTGTCGTCGACCGGGAGGCCGACCATGCGGTTGAAGTCCGAGACCAGGATCGCGCCCTTCGAAAGCGCGTTAACGCCGCGCTCCCACTTCTTGTTCTCGTCCTCTTGGAGCACGCGGACCTCGGAGACGTCGAAGTCGACGACGTAGTCGGCGATGTCCGGGACGAATTCGGCGAGGAGGCCGCGCCGGAGCGGTCCGGCCAGGATCCGCTGCGTCGGGATGATGTTCTCTTCGTAGCCGGCCTCGCGCGCCTCGGCGTAATTCGCGAAGGTCGAGCGGTCGAGACCGGCGCCGAGGCCGGCGACGATCGCCGGGACGCCGAGGACGGCCGAGACGCGCTCCTCCGGGATCCGGCGGAGGTTCCGGAGGTCCATCTCGGCCGGCGAGAAGGAGATCTTGTCCACCTTCGCGTTCGCCCCGACGACCATCGGCTCGCCGCGGCGATCGGCCGTGAATTGTGCCGTGAACTGCGCCTTAATCGCCTCGGCGTCCTCTTCCTCGAGGTCGACGTCGTCGGCTCCCGGACTGATGATGATCCCCGGGACGCCGAGGTTACGGAGGATCGTCGAGGTATAGCTCTGCGCCTCCTCGTCCGTGTAGATCTCGCGGAGGACGCTTTGCAGCGGCGAGCGACCCTTCCGGATGTTGTCCGGGTCGAAGCCCCACCGCCAGTGAATGACGTCGTCCGGCTCGAGCCGGATCCGGAGCTCCGGCGACGGCGAGTAGACGTAGTGCGAGAGGAAGACCGTCCCGTCCTCCGGCCAAGCCGGCTCGATAAGGAAGTGCGGGATCCACCACAGAGCGATCGGCCGGCCTCCGGTCGCCTGGTCCCGGACCTTCACGACGTACGCGTTACCGTCGATCCAATAGTCGGCCGCGATCGCCATCTTGAGGAGGATCCCGTCGTAATACGCGTTCGGCGTCTCGAGGAGCTCGAGGAAGGCCGCGCTCCCGGGATCCTTCGCGACCTCGAGCTCGCGATCGGAGCCTCGGATCTGGACGCGGATCGGAGCTTCCGGGAGGTTCCGGACGATCCAGCCGAGAGCCGCGACGACGATCGAGGAGCCGCTCCCGTTCCCGACTATCCGCTCGTCGCGGTGTCGACGTCGGGAGAGGTAATCCCAGCCTTCCGACGCCCTGGTCGAGAAGCGCATCACGGCCGAGCGGACGGCCGAGCCGATCCGCGAGAGGAGACTCATCTACTAGGCCCTCCGGCACCGAGCGCCCGCATCCGTCGGCGATAGCCGGCGACGGCTTCGAACGCCCCTACGGTAGCATCCACCTGGTCGTCGTGAACGCCCGCCGACGGGAAGGCGATCGCCTCCTCGACGAAGGCCGCGTTCCACGCACCGCGCACGAGGTAGACGTTCTCGGCGTCCCACTGTGCCGAGAAGGCCCTCGCCCGGACGCTCTTCTCGCCGGTCGCCGGCTCGCCCTTCGCGTCGAAGCCGAGGAGGACGTGCCTCACGAAGTGCGAGACGTTCGCCTTCCCGGCGGATCCCGGCTCCCGTTCCATCCGGACCATGTAGCGCGCGCGTCCGAGCCGCGAGCGGTCGAGCTCGGACGTCTCGCGGACGATCTTCTCGACCGTCGCGCTCGACCAGCGGCCGCGGACGATATCGCCGACGACGATCTCGCCGCCTGGTCGCCGGCCGACTAGGGATCCGACGGTGTAGTCGGGATCCCCGCCGGCCTTCTCGTCGGTCGCGGCGAAGTCCCAAAAGCGGCACCACACGAGGACGTCGAGCGGCGTCGCTTGCAGGATCGTGACCTTCCCGATCCCGAAGAGCTTGCCGAGCTCCGTCGCGTCCCAATCGCCCTCCGCCAGCCGAGCGGCCTCGAGGTGATCGAGCCGGCGGAGGTTCTCGAGGTACTCCTCGACGTCGAGGTGCGGGTTGTCCCGGACCTTCGCCGGGATGAAGGCGCGGATCTGCTTCGTCTCCGGATCGCGCGGGACGACGATCTCGATCGAGTCGGGATCCTCCTCGAGCCGCGCCAGGCCGGCCGCGGTCGAGAGCGTCTCGCCGGTCTCGCGGTCGACGTACTTCGGGAGGAAGCGATCCTTCACCCAGGCGTGCCCGACGTCGCCCGGGTTGGACGCTCCGCGGATCCGGATCGGCACCTTCGACAACGGCCCGACGGCCGGCCGGCGAGCTCGCGAGAAGAGGTAGCGGTACTGCGTCTCGGTGAACTGCGTGAGCTCGTCGAAGCCGACGAACTGGAATTCGGCCGACTTATAGCGGTACTTGTCGCTCTCGGTCTGCATGTAGCCGAAGGAGAGGCTCGAGCCGTAGCGCGGGAATTCCCAGGTGTGCGTCCGGTCGACCCACCGCGCGCCGGTGCCTCCGAGCCAGTCGAAGGAGCGCGGGATCAGACCGCCCGGGAGCTCGAGGTCCGTGAACGTCTTGCGGAAGATGATCCCGGCGTATCCCGGGACGTCGACGTACTGCAAGCCGGCCATGAGGAGCGCGTCGCTCTTCCCTCCGCCGGCCGCGCCTCCGTAGAAGGCTTCGACCAGGTCGTCGAGGAGGAGGAAGGCCGCTTGCGGGACGTTCTCTTTGCCAGGCTCGAGCGGGTCGTGCGGGACGAACGGCGACGGGACGCCGCGGATCTTGACGCTACGGAGTGCTGCCGTCGCCGCCTTCGGGTCGAGGCTCCTCGCGCGATCGCCGAGCCGCGCCTTCGACGAGGTCGAGGAGCTCGCCGAGCTTCCCGGCCGCGCCAGGGTCGACACCGTGGACGACTCGCTGCTCCGGGATCTCCGGGTCACCATCGGCCGGCCCCGCGTTGTAGATCGTGTCGCGCCGGCGCCAGCGCTCCGGGTGCGATCGCTCGAGATACCAGGCAGCCGCCCGCCAGTCGGCCGAGGCTCCCTTGAGGACGAGCGCGACGTTCATCGACTCGGCCTCCGCGCGCGCGCGTGTAGCGGCCTCCCGAAACTCCCGGAATTGAGGTCGCGCGCGGTGGAGCTTCCCGTCGCTCCATCGATCCTCGCCGAGCGCCATCCAGCGGTAGTACGTCGAGCTCGAGACGCCGGTCGAGAGCGCGGCCGTCTCGATCGGGATCCCGGACCGGATCCGCTCGACGATGACCTCCCACCGAACGCGCGGCGTCTTCCCGCCTCCCTCGGCCGGGAGGAGGATCACGTCGTCGAGCTTCGCCGGCCGGCCCATCAGCCATGCCAGCCGGACACGATGACGAGCGCGATCCCGAAGAGGATGACCAGCGCGACGGCGACGGCCGGCGGGATCCCGGTCGCCCTGGTCCGCTTGTCCGGCCAGCCGTACGCGACCGAGAGCCGCTCCTCCGCCCGCCGGCGAGCTCGCCGCGCTTCCTCACTCGCCTTCGGCATCCGATCGCTCCTTCCGTTCGGCCCGGTCGACCTCTCGGCCGAGCTCGCGAATGTACCGCCGCACGACCGCGGCGACCGTCGCGTCGACGAGAGCCGACGATCCCGGCCGGAGGACGCCGGCTTCGAAGAGCTCGACGTCGTGACGCTGCCGGAGGTAGCCGAAGGCTACCGCGCATCGCGGGCAGACCCGGAACGTGTCGCGCTCCGCCGGCGTGACGATCGTCGACGGGAGGCCGAGCGGATCCGAGCCGGCCAGGCGCGCGCCCTCGAGCCGGAAGAGCGAGTCCGGCTCGCCGCACCACCAGCAGACGCCGTAGCGGAGTCGATCGTCGACGGCCATCGCCTTCATCCTACGCCGGCCCTCGAGCGTTCGGCGAGACGACGCTCCTCCCACGCGGCTTCCGCCGCGCGGAGCTCGGCCTCCCGGCCGGACCGGCGCCAGGCGCGCGACCGGCACTTCGACGAGCAGAAGCGACCCTCTCGAGCCCATCGCCCGTCCGGGACGAGCCATGACGCCCCGCACTCCTCGCACGAGACGACGACCTTCGGAAGCGGAGCGGTCATGCGCCAGGCCCGATCTTCGCGATCCGGCCGGCGTACGCCTCGAGCTGTTCGCGAGCTCGCGCCGAGAGCTCGCGGCCGTCCCGGAGCCGCCCGTGCTGGACGATCAGCCAGCCGGCACAGAAGACGTGAAGCGGGAGCTCGCGCGGAGGGACCAGGCCGGGAGCGACGGCGAGGACGTCCGTCGCCTCGAGGCAGAGGACGCACGGTCGCATCCGCGACGGATCCGGCTCGGACGGCATCCGGCCGACGATCTCAGGCATCGACGACCGCCGTCCGGATCGAGAAGCGCGCCGGCTCCGTGAGCGTCCCGACCGCGGTCCCGCCGGCGTAGACGGTCCCGAAGCCGCGCGCCCGGACCTTCGCGTAGCACGTCGCGCCGAGGAGGCGCGGCCGGGACCAGCCGTCGCCGAACGTCGGGAGCGTCCAGACGACCCGGAGACGGCGACCGCACTCGTCGCACCGCGCCAGGCCGAAGCCGGCCATGCGGAGGAGGATCCCGATCCGGAGGGTCGGAGCGTCCTCGAGGATCTCCTCGGTCAGCGGGATCCAGGCCGCGAGCTTCCGGATGCCATCGGCCGCGCGCGCGGCTCCGTTGCGGTCGTCGAAGACCGCCCGGAGGCGCGCGATCGCGGCCTCGAGCTCCGCCGCGGCGTCAGCCGCTAGCATCGCTCGCCTTCGGCGCGACCAGGCCGCGCGCCTCGGCCGCGAGATCGGCGACCTTGCCGATCGCGTCGGTCCGCTCCTTCGTCTTCGTGAGCGCGCCGACGTCGAGGTCGCCGACCCGACGGACGAAGTCCTCGAGCGCCTCGACGCGAACGCTCTCGACGAGGTTGTCCCACGCGAGCGGGAGGATCCGGTCGCGATAGATCCGGTAGATCGGGACGTCGGCCCCGCTCTTCTTCGCGACGTCGCGCGGTGTCAGGACCGCCAGCCGGCGACCGAAGGCCCGGAGCTCCTCGCGGAGCGCGTCCGGTCCCGGGAGCGGGAAGGTCGCGACCTTCTCCCGAAGCGTCGCAAGCGCCTGGTCGAAGGTCGCGGCGTGACCGATCTTCTCCTCGATCCCGGACCGTCCGGTCACGAAGAGGTCGAAGGATCCGCGGAGGATCCCGTCGTCGCCGTCGACGAGCTCGGTCCCTTCCCGGATCCGGACGAAGACGGAGAGGCGCCGTCGCTTCGCCTCGGTCGCGACGTCCTCCCACGGCTCGAGGTAGCGCGCCGGGAGCGCGTAGGATCCCTCGGCCATCAGTCGGCCTCCTTCCGTTCCGCGCCGTGCCGCTCCGCGTTGTCGTAGACCTCCGGCGCCGGCCGATCGAGGCCGAGGACGACCGGCCAGGGACCATCCGGCGGGACCGGCTTCCCGTCGACGTCCGTCCAGAGCCGACACCAGTCGCCGACTTCCTTCTTCTCGGCGTCGGACCAGGCCGCGACCTCGGCCGGCACCTTCTCGATGCCGAGCATCGAGAGGACGCCGGCGATCGAGACGCCGATCGAGAGGTTGAGGATCCGGTCGATCGCCGCGAAGAGCTCGCCGGTCTCGACCGTCTCGTCGAGCGGAGGCGCGGAGACCGCCGGCCGGATCGGAGGGACGGCTTCGCCGAGGATATCGAGCACCAGGCCGGAGCCGAGGAGGAGCGCGGCCTTCTCCTCGTCGTCGAAGATCCAGAAGGAGCGATGGCGCCGGACCATCGTCCCGTCCGGGAGGAGCTCGATCCCGGTCTCCGTCGGGAGCTCGCCGACGCCCCGGGACGGGACGCCGGCGTACGTCGTGTCGGTCGACTTCGTCTCGATCGGCTTCATCGTCGAGACCTCGTCGCGGTCCGTAGGATCGCGTAGAGGACGACCAGGAGGAGGAGGATGATCGCGAGCGTCGCGAGACCGAGGAGGCCGTTCGCGACGTCGCCGACGCCGACGGATCCGAAGAAGACCTCGACGTCGGACCAGGACCGGAGCGTCGGGATCGTCACGGCCCGACCTCCGGAGCTCGAGGAGCGAGCTCGACGTCGGCGAAGTCGCCGGCGTCCGGCTCGTCGAGTCGACGGCCGGCTTCGTTCGTGCGGTAGTGCCACGGGTTGCCGCACCCGACGATCGCGATCGGCTTCCCGTTCGCGACGCGGTCGCGCCAATCGGACGCGAGGATATGCCAGAGCGTCGGCTCCGGACAGGTCGCGACCGGGCAGACGTCGTCGACCGGGACGACGTCGATCTTCGGGACGACGAGCGCGCGGCGATCGTCGAGCTCGATCGTGACCTCCGGCTCCGGGACCGTGAAGAGCTTCTCGTCGACCCGGAGGACGATCTTGATCGCGATATCCCGGACGCCGAGCTTCGCCGGCTTCGTCTTCACGAGGCGATCGAGCTCGACGCCGGTCACCTTCCCGTCGTAGCCGCGACGGGTCGGCTGGATGATGAGATAGCCGGACGTCTCGATCATGGCGCCGGCTCCTCGCCGGGCTCCGCCGCCGGCTCGACCGCGGCCGGCCCGACGAACGCGGAGAGCGCCTGTCGCGCGCGAAGGACCGCGGACGCCGCGACGTCGGCGCCGTGCTTCGCAGCGGCGAAGAGATCGCCCGCCTTCGCGACGTTCGCCTGAGCCGCCTCCGCTCGCGCCTTCGCGCGCGCGAGCTCCTTCTCCGCTCGAGCGACTTCATCCCGGAGGACGGTCTCGGTTGATCGCTTCATTCGGTGCCTTCCTTCCGCTGCGCCTCGACGGCGTCGAGGTCATACCAGGCCGCCTCGCCGGCCCGCCAGAAGGCCGACGACTTCCGCTTGCTCTGCCAGAGACCCTCGCCGACCTCCATCCAGTCGGCCGGATGAGCCGTGAGCGGCGAGAGGACGTCGAAGCGCGCCAGTCGGCCGAAGAGCTCGATCGCCAGATGCGCCGAGCCGCCGGAATGGCCCTGCGTCGCGAAGACGCGGACCAGGTCGAGGACCGACCGCGCGACGTCGCCGCCGTAGTCGGCATCCTCGTCGAAGAGGCCGGCGAGCTCGAGCTCGCGCTTCGCGTGCGCGAGGAGGTTCCCGCCGGTGTCCGTGAAGACGGCCTCGAGCGTCGCTCGACGGATCGCGTCGATCTCGCCCTCGAGACGCGAGACCTCGTCGGAGAGGCCCTGCTCGATCGGCGACCGCTGCGCGGCCATCGGAGTCGCCGTGTTGACGGCCTCCGGCTCGCCGTGTTCGCCGTTCACTTCGTCGGCTCTCCTTCCGCGTCGCCGTCGTCGTCGGCGTCGTCTTCCTGGTCGTCGTCGGCCGGCTCGTCCGCGGCCGCGCCGGGAGGATCGACCTCGCCGCCGAGGACGCGCGGGAGCGCCGGCTCGTCGCTTCCTTCCGGGAGGTTGTAGATCGCGGTCGCCCACGCCTTCACCTGTTCCCGGATCGGCTCGGTCCAGCCGCCGATCTCCTCGAGCGACGGCATCGCGTCGCCTTCGAACTGCTCCCGGACCAGGGAGAGGAGGTCGAGGAGCTCCTCGGCCGAGATCGGAGGCTCGCCGAACGGGATCGGGATCTGCTCGAGGCCGGTCTCGGAGCTCGAGGCGCCCTCGAGCGGGAGCTCTTGCTGTCCGCAGCGGTGCGAGCGCGCCTTCGTCTTCGTCTTGATCCGGATCTCCGCGCCGGCGTCGTCGACGACGAGCTCCGGGTGAATGGTCACGAGGATCGTCGTCGGGAGGTCGCAGCGCGGGCAGATCGCCGCGACCAGGACGCGCGCCGGCGTCTTGACCTCGGCGTGCTCCTCCGACGGGAGCGGGACCGGGAGGTCGAAGACCGCCGCGACCGCCTGGTCGAAGAGCGGCCGCGTCAGCGCCGGGACGCCGTCCCACGAGGGATCCGCCTCGACGACGCTGGACTCGGCGACCGAGACAAGCGCCTTCCGGAGCTCGTCCCGATACGCCGTGCGAGTGAGGATAACGTCGTCGAGAGCCATCGGCTCGACTCCTTCCTGCCGGTCCGATCCGGCCGTACGAATAGGTTAGGCGACCGTCGGACTCCATCCAGCCGGCCGCGGTCTGTATCGTAGTCCGAACGCTCCGCGGCGTCGAGTCACTTCCGCAGCCGATCGACCAGGACGGAGCCGGCGAAAGCCGCGGCGATGCCGAGGACGAAGGCCGTCGACACGGCCTCGACCGTCGTCCGGATCACGATCGGGAGGACGTAGCCGACCAGGGTCGCGAGCGCGTAGCCGGCACAGAAGACGAAGACGGCGAGAGCTCGGTCGCTCACGCCTCGACCCACCGATCGCCCTCGCGCCGCCAGAGCTTCATCCCGTACGGGTCGCCCTCCGGGATCTCGACGTCGTCGCGTCGGACCATCCGATTGCGCGCGAACGGCGAGTAGTCGACGACGTGATGAGGCCGGCCGAAGCGGAAGACGAGCTTCGCGACGTCCGGGTGGAGGTCGACGAGCATCTTCGACTTCGGGAGCGTGCCCTCCTTCGCATAGAAAGCGTCCGTATTCCCGCCCCGGAGGACGCCGGTCGGCATCTTGAAGACGAGGAACGCGTTGTAGAGGACCGTCGTCCAGCGGGGATCCTTGAGGATCCGGAGCGAGAGGTCCGTGTCTTCGTTGTAGCGGCCGCGCCAGCGGAACGGGATCCGGTTGAGGATGAGGTTGCAGGAGTAGATCCGGGTGTTCGGCGTGAACGGAGGCCGGAGCTGCTTCCGCCAGGCGAACATGAAGTAATTCGGACCGGCCATCGCGACGTTGACGTAGCGGTCGGCGAAGTCCTCCATCGCCCGGAGGATCGTCCCGTCGGAGACCGGGATCTTCATGTTGCGGTTGAAGCGGAAGAAGCCGCGGAGGTTGTCGTCCATCACCCAATGTCGCTCCGCGCCGAGCTCGATCGAGTGCTCCCACGCGAAGTTGCGCGCCGGCCCTGGTCCGAGGCTCTTCGTCCGGCCGAGGTCGTCGCACGGGTCGTATTCCGCCTGGTAGCGCGGGTCGAGGACGAGGACCGTCGCCGAGGAGTCGAGCCTCGAGCGGTAGAGGTCGGCCTCCTCCTCCTCGACGACAACGAAGTGCGGGACGCCCATGCCGTGAAGCGACCGCGACGTCGCCCGGAGCTCCGACCGGCCCTTCGACACGATGTAGACCGGATATCGAGGGTTCACGTCGGCTCGTCCGTGGAGTACCGCTTGTCGGCGAGCCGGTCGATCGGCGCCTCCGGGTACCAGATCCCGCGCGTCTTCGGCGTCAGCTTCTGCCCGATCGCCTCGGCGAACGCCGCGTAGTCGTCGGGCCCGCGGAAGCGGACGACGATCGCCTTCCAGCCGGATAGGTCTTCCTGGTCGAAGGCCGGCATCCCGGCCCACTCGTCCATCCGCTCGCCGCGGGAGAGCGGATCGGCGCCGGCGTTCGCGAGCTCGGCGAGGAGCCGGTCGACGTCGTCGCCGTCGAAGCCGATCCCGGTCAGCGCGCCGGCCTCGCCGAGCTCGGCGAGTATAGACCTCGAGCTCCGGGTCGGCGAAGGCCGGCGTCATAGGTCGACCCTCCGGCCGCGATCCTTCACGGCGACGGCCGATCCCGCGACGAGAGACGCGTCGGACCAGTCGAGATCACGGAGGCCCGGGACGTCGCCTTCCTCGAGAGCGTCCCGGACGACGAGCTCGGCCGCGTCGCCGGTCGGCGCCTCGACGATGATCTCGATCCTCGCGTCGACGTAGACCCGCCAGCGGTTCACGAGAGCTTCTCGTCGAGAGAGGCCGGCCGCGGCTCGCGTCGCGACCGGAGGAGGACCGGCCGGAAGCCGGGACGACAGAGGAAGGCGAGGCGATGACCGTCGACGTCGAGCCACTCGACGCGACCAGGCCAGTACCGATAGACGCTCTTGACCGAGAGACCGAAGCCGGCCGCGACCTCGCCGGCGCCGGACCGCCGCTTCCCGTACATCGGCCGCGCGTCCATCGCCCGAAGGAGCCGCTCGACGTCCTCGGCAACCAGTCCGGGAGTCGGTCCGGTCCGGAAGTCGAGGCCCGTCATCGGGAGCCTCGGAGGTACGCGGCGAAGAGGAGGACGGCGAGGACGCCGCTCGAGAAGCCGAAGATGAAGCCGGTCACCAGGCCGGCGACGAAGGGAATGTCCACGAGTCTTCCTTCCTTCCGATCCCGGTCCGATCCGGGATGCTAGATCCTACGTTGTAGCGCGCGGCCGGAGCCGCCAGCCGACGACCTTCCCGTCCTCGATCCAGCGGCCGTAGAGGTGCTCGTCGCAGTAGCCGTACCACAGGCGCCGGCCGCGTCGCCTCGAGCGGTCGAGGACCGCGACCGCCGGCTCGCGACACGGCCGGAAGCGACAGAGCCGGCCCTCGAGGAGATCCGGATCGGTCGACCAGTCGAGGGAGTCCCGGACCGAGGCGAACCATTCGAAGGCCGGCCCGGGATCGTACGGAATCGGAGGTCTCACGTCGTCTCCTTCGCTCGGAGCTCGCGGACTTCGAAGAAGCCGTCGAGGTCCGAGTAGTGCGCCATCAGATCGCGCGCCAGGCGCGACAGGTGCGAGTTGTTCACGCGGTAGCCGGCGACGTCCGGACCGACGGCGAGCGATCGGTCGAAGCGCGCGACCTCGGCGAGAGCTTGGATCCCGTAGTGCGACCAGCCGCGCCGGCGGAGCTCGAGCGCGCGATCGCGGATCGCCTTCGCGACGGCTCGCCCGTCCTCGGTCTTCACCCACTCTTCGTAGGCTTCCTGGACGTGATCGACCGGCTCGGCGACCTCCTCGACCATGCGGTCGATGACCGTCGGATCCTCGGAAACGGTCGGCGCCGTGAGACCGAGCTCCTCGAGCGTCGCCGGTTCCGGAGCCGTCGGCCGTATCGGTTCGGCCGGCCGCGAGACCGGCGCGAGATCCTCGGCGAAGATCCGCTTCGCCTCGGCGACGAGGTCGACCTCGGCTCCCGTCTCCGGATCCTCGAGGAGCGTTGCGAGCTCGCGCTCTCGCGTGATCGGGCAGACGATCCGGACGATCAGCGCAGCGGCCGTCGTAACGAAGTCGGCGACGTCGTGCTCTTCGTGGCACGAGAGGCCGCGCGTCCGCGTCACGGCCCGACCCTCGAGGAAGCGGCCGGCCGGTGCGAGCCTGGTCGGACCGGAGGAAGGCCACCGGCCCGGATCCTATCGCCGCTCGGAGTCCGGACCAGGCGCGACGCCGAAGCGTCGGCCGGCCGGCCGAGCCGTAGCGTAGCCGATCGAGACGTCACCGGTTGCCTCCCTTCTTGTCGTCGACGAGAGACGCGGCGAAGCCGCCGGCTCCCTTCATCAGCTCTCCGAGCGACACCGGCGGATCTCCGCGAGGCGCGCGCCCTCGAGGCGAGCGCGGCTCGCGCGGAGGACGGTCCGGAACGGACGGAGAGGACGGTCCGGCCTGACGGCCGGACGGGTAGAGCTCCGCTGTAGCATTGCTAGAGCGTCGCTGCGCCTTCGCTTGACCGCCGAGTCGGCCGGCCTCTTGCCGAGCCTTCTTGCGAGCCGCGGCCGGCCCGAAGTACGTCGACCAGGACCGCGCCGGCACGCGCCCTCGCGCGTCGAGAAGGCCGACCCGGACGAGCGCCGGGACGGTCTCCTCTCGGATCGAGAGCCAGAGCGGAGCGGCCTCGTCGACCGTCATCCGCCGGCCGGATCCCCACGACGCGAGGACGACGGCGAGGTGGACGGTGATCGCCTCGCACATCGCCCCGACGTCCGGCGCGAGGATCCGCCAGAGCTTCCGGACCTTGTCGTCGTCGAGGTGCTTCGTCGAGACGTCCGCGATCGCGAAGCCGTCATCCCGGCCCATCGGCGCTGCCTCCTTCTTCCGAGGAGTCGGAGGGTACTCCGAAGCGAACGCGCGCGATCGCTTCCCACGGCCGGTCCGGCTGGACTGGTCCCTCGAGATCCTCGAGGTAGCGGTCGCACGCGCGCTGGACCTCCTTCGACGTTCCGAGGAGGTCGACCAGGTGATGACCGAAGCAGATCGCGACGCCGTGCCGGCGATCGCTCTTCGCGCGCTTCCCGGCGCGACCTCCTCCGTGCTGGATATGCCCGAAGGTCAGGTCACGCCGGAGACGGACGGATCCCGGCGGGAGCTCGCGCCCGTCGGCGCCGTGACAGGGACCGAGGTCCGCGCGGATCCGGCCGATCTCCTCGAGCGTCTTCGGAACGCACCCGCGATCGCGAAGCACGACGTATTCGATGAGCTCGAGAGAGACGGCGTCGGCCGGATCCCGGCGCCAGGGAGCGCGCTCCTTCCGCTTCACTCGACCCGACGAGCGGCGAGGTAGGCCCGGACGTCGCCGAGCCGATACCGCCGGTCGCCGCGCTTCGTAACGCGGAAGAAGGGAAGGTCCGCCGGAGGCAGACGCTTCGTTGTCGAGACGTGGAGACCGAGGAGCCGCGCGACGTCCTCGACGCCGACGAGATCCTCGTCCTCCTTCGCCTGAGCGGCGAGCTCCGGCGTCATCGGTTCGGCCACTTCGCGAGGACGACGCCGCGCGCGTCCGTCGCCGCGTGAAGGAGACCGCCGTGTCCCGGCTCGAGATTACAGGTCTCGACGTCGCCGAGAGCCGGATCCGTCGTCGCCCCGCAGATCGCCCGGGTCGGCGCCTGGTCGACCGTCTCGACCTCGACGACGTCGCCCGAGACCGCTCGAGGCTCCTCCACCGGGTCGTCCGAGGACGCCGACGCTGTAGGAGCCACGGAGACGGCCGGCGGAGCGCCTTCCGCTCCCGACGTCCCGGCTTCGGGAGAAGTCGGCGCCTTGCCCGTAGCGTCGTCGTCTCCGTTGCCGTTCGCATCCTCGCCGTCGGCTCCGAAACGCGCGCGCAGCCGTCGCCGCGCGGAGCTCGAGGTCGCCGCGACGAGACCGCCGACCGGCTCCGCCGGCGGAGCGATCGCCCGCGTCTCGGCTTCGCTCTCGATCCGGAGCGCGTGCTCCGCCATCGTCTCGAGCGGGAGCCGCTTCATCAGCCGCCGGAGGACGGTCTTCCGCGCCATCTCGGCCCAGAATTTCACCCACGGCGACGACGAGTCCTGACCGCCGCGGGAGCTCTTCCGGACCTCCTCGATGTCGGCCGTCGTCATCCACTCGACGTAGCGCCGGCCGTTGACGAGCTCCGCGACCGCGTACGCGCCGATCGGAGCGCCGCGCTTCGCCCCGTCGAGGACCGGGAAGTGCTTCACGCTCGGCTGCGAGCCGAGGTCGAGCTCGATTTGATCGCCCTGGTAGACGACGTGAGCGTCGATGTGCGCGATCTGCTCCGATCGACGCGCGAGCTTCAGGAGGCCGCGGTACATCGGTTGGAAGTGCGCCGTCGGGATCCGCTCCTCGACGATGATCATCGCGCCTGGTCGACCGGACGGCGACGGCTTCTCGACCTTGACCTTCTCGTCGTAGACGACGATCGCCCCGTCTCCGGTCGATCCGACCGGCTCGAGGCCGAGGAGCGCCGAGTCCCGGATCGACTGGACGAGCGACTCCCGCGTCGCCCGCCGGATAGCCGGGTCGCCGGCCGCGTGGAGCGCGACGGAGAGGAAGCGATCGAGCATCGCCTTCGCCTTCGCCCGCTCCTTCGGATCCTCGGCGTCGACGTCGACGCCGAGGAGAGCCGCGATCCCGGTCGACTTCTTCCGGAGGTCGCGCGCGAGCTCCCGCGCGGCGACCGCCGGATCGAAGACGGCGACCGCGTTCGCCTGGTCAGTCACTTCGCACCTTCCTTCTTCCGATCGACCCGGAACGGCCGGACCTCCGACCGCTGAGAATAGAGTGAGCGGAGGCCCTCGAGACCAGGCCCGTAGCCGCTCCCGATCCGAGGCAGATACGGGACGACGTCCCGCGAGAGCGCGCCCTTCCGCTCGAGACCGACGACGACGCCGGTCATATCGTCGTACTCGAGGAATGACTCGAGCTCGACGACCATCCGCTCGAGCGAGCCGGCGAGCTCCTTCCAGCCGACCGTGTTCCGCTCCTGCGTCTTCCACGAGACCGTCCCGCGCGGCGTGAGGAGCTTCGCCGCTTCGCCGAGGTAATCCTCGACCTTCGCCCGGAGCGCGTCGCGCCTGGTCTCGAGATCCTTCTTCCGATCGTCGAGCGCGAGGATCTCGTCGACGAGCTCGGCGATCTCCGGCGTCGCGATCTTCTCTTCCTCGGCCGATCGCGGGTACTTCCGCGCGAGGTAGTCGAGGTCGCCGGCCGTGACCTCCGGCTGGATCTCCGTCAGGACGTGATCGCGCCAGAAGTTACCCTCCTCGACGCGAAGGTCGGCGCCGAAGTCGCGATCGCGCGGGAGCTCGATCCGACGGAAGTCGGAGCCGGAGAAGAGGACCGCGACGTCGGCGACGTCGGCCTCGACGACCTCGAGGTAGTGCTGCACCTGGACGTAGTAATCCGGCGGGACGCGCTTCTCCGGCGGGAGGTCCGGCCACTCCTCGCGGCCGGCCCACCCGTCGCTCGAGCGCGCGGTCTTGAGCTCGACGACGCGCGGGACGTCGCCGTAGGCCATCCGGTCGATCGACCCGATCATCGGGTAGTCGCGGACGTGCTTCGCCCGTCGCATCCCGACCTTCCGGATCCTGGTCCCGGTCTCCTCGACGTACGCGCGCGCGATCGCCTCCTCGAGCGCCAGGCCCCACCGCATCGGCGCCGTCTGCGGCCGCTCCGGCGAGAGGCCGAGCTTGTCTTGCCACACGTCGACGGCCGTCCTCCACCGGGAGAGACCGAGGATTGCCGGCGCGTCCGTCCCGCCGATCCCCTTCCGTCGAGCCTCGAGCCATGCCGTCCGGTCGATCATCGGACGGCCTTCCGCGCGAGCGCGACGCGCGTCTCGCGATCGAGAGCCGGGAGGATCTTCGCGATCCGGCCAGGGTCGAGGTAGGCGCCGGCGAGGACTTCGCCGAAGACCGTCTCGAGGTCGACGTCGATCTGACCGTCGTCTCGGAGCGGGAGCCGGATCGACGGCTTCTCGTCGGCCTTCGGCTTCTCGGCCGGGAGATCGACGTGAACGTGCGCCAGGCGCGCGAGCGGATCCGCGGCGA